TCTTGGGCCACCGTGAGCAGCTGCTCGGTGGAGCGGCTCCACGCCTCGAAGGCCGCGTCCACCTCAGCGATTAACGCTGCGGTTTCGGCCTCGCGGGCGAGGGCGTTGCGGGTGATGTCGTCCATGGGATCTCCGGTTGGTGGGTGAGCCCCCGGCGGGACTCATGGGTGCCGGGTGAAGGCCACCACCGGAGCGGGACGACGCCCGCGAGTATTCAGTTTTCAAGGATCAATGTTGTGCCGGGCCAACCGGCGGTGCAGGCTTACTTAGGCCGTGTTGGGCTCGTGGTAACGCGTCGTGTACCCGGTTCCGCGGAGGTTCGGTTTTGCGAGGGATCCTCTCCCCTCGTGATGCCACTGTACACCATGCGCCGCCGTGGTCAGCCCTGTGCAACATCTCTTAACAATGCCTCTGCATCGCTGACCGAGCGCGCCACACCAGCAATGCCGCCAGCCGCCTGGACTGCATCCAGCCACTGCTGCTGCTCAGGGCGCAGTCTGCCGGTAGCGGTCTTGACCTCTATAGAGGTGAACACGGCCACCTGCTGACCGACCATCTCTGGCGTGATGGTGACCGTGCGCCAGCCGATCAGGTCAGCGCTGCCCTTGCATAGGCCGAACTGCACTGGGCGACCGTTGGCGTCCTTGAGCGTGCCGGTGTTGTTGCGGAACAGGCGCGTGTCACCGTTGCTGCAGGCAATGCGGATGTGCTGCTGGATGGATTGTTCAGAAAGCACTGCTATTTGATGGCGAAAAATAAAAGGCAAAAACACGCTTATGAGCATTTGCAAGTGTTTTATTTTCCATTTCAACCCACTCAACTATATCGCTGGCGTAATTGCAAATATCATTTGCGTTTATAACTGCCCATTCAAATGGCAGCAAAACCCATTTTGATTTGCCGCGCTCATCAACATGCGTCAATCGAGGCCGAAAGCGTTGACCGTCCCACCTGGGGCCCATGCTCCATTCTTGGTCGCATCCATAAAAAGTAGATTCTCTAAGCAATCGTTCCCATGGGCTGCCATCATAATTTAAGCCATGAAAATTAATTGATTTATAAAATGAACATGCCGCGTAATCTGTCGCGGATTGCGCATTGCCTGGCAGCTCATCCGCGCCATCTATATCTTGCGCTTCGCACCAAGCCTCAACAACTGCGGCAATAGCATCAGGCAGCATCATGCCTTCAAGATCAATGCAAAACTTGCTCACTTGACTTTGCTCCACTGTCCTTTGGTTTGGCGTGCGGCTAAGACGTGCTTTGCCCATGCGACTGGATTTTTGTATCCCCGCTGCTGACCTAGTGCGATCAACTGCTGCAGCGTTTGAGCGCCGCTTTGCTCACGCCGCTTGGCGCGCATGGCTAGCTCCACCAGCTCCCCATCCACCTGCTGCAGCTCGCGTGCCTCGGCAGCGAACATATGCCCACACTCACCGCATTGCTTGGCCTGGCTGGCCATGGCGGCAAAGCAACTGGGGCACACCTTGACGCTGGGTGCTTTCTCCCGATCCCGCTTGCGCTCGCCGTCCAAGCTCCACTCGCGCGGCTCTAGGTGATGGCCAAGCCGGAGCGTATTGCCGACGTGATCCAGCACCACTGCTGCAGCCTTGCCGGGCGATGGCCTAAGGCACCGGCCGATCATCTGCAGGTGCAGGCTGGTGGATGCAGTGGGTCTGAGCAGGATGCAGCCGCCGACTGATGGAACATCGACGCCCTCGCCGATCAGTGCGCAGCTGGTGAGCACCTTGATCCGGCCAGTGCCTAGCGCCTGCAGCAGGTCACGCCGCTGCTCGCTAGTCATGCTGCCGTCAATACTGGCCGCGGCGATGCCTGCTGATTGGAAGAGTGCTGCCACTGCTTCCGCGTGCGCCACAGAGCAGCAGAACGCGATTGCAGTCTGGCCCGATAGGTGCTTGCGGTAGTGGCCTAGGCAGTCGCCCATGATCGTGCCGACACGGTGCTCCGCCTCACGGGCGTCAAAGTCACCCATCCGCTTGCGTATGCCGGCGGTGTCGAAGCCCGGCGGTGCCAGCACCCGCGCACGCGCCAGGAAGCCATGATCCGTCAGCCATGCAGCGCTCGGGCCCTCGACCATCGCCTGATACCACTCGCCAAGCCCACGTCCGTCGCCACGACATGGGGTCGCAGTAACCCCCAGCAGGTGCGCGGATCGGAAATGCTCGATCACCTGCACCCACGTTCCCGCATTGGTGTGGTGCGCCTCATCGACGACCAGCAACTGAAAGAAGTCCCGTGGCAGCTTGTGCAGCCTGCGTGCCAAGGTCTGCACGCTGGCCACCTGCACCGCATGGCTCAGGTCCATGGCGCGGCCTGCACGGATGCAGCCATGGGTGACGCCCATAGCTGTGAGGCTGCGGCTGGCTTGGTCCAGCAGCTCAGCGCGATGCACCAGGATGCAGACGCGATTGCCTTTGCGGGCAGCGGATTGAGCGATGTGGCTGAAACACACGGTCTTGCCGCCACCGGTCGGCAGCACCGCTAGCACTGTGCGTTTGCCTAGCTGGTACTGCAGGCGGATGTCGGTGATGAGTTGTTGCTGGTAGGGGCGGAGGTTCATAGCGCTAGCTCCGTCTGATCGGTGTTTGCCTCGGCATTGCCAGCCAGCTCTAGGTTCCGCACTGCCTGCCGGTAGTAGCTGGGCTTTAGCTCGATCCCGATGCCGCGCCTGCCGGCTTGCACTGCACCATAGACCTCGCTGCCGACGCCCATAAATGGGGTCAACACCGTCTCGCCAGGATTGCTCCACATCACTACCGCTCGATCAATAACGTCCAACTGCAGCGGATGCACGTGCTTTTCGTCTTCCGCGTCCTTTGCTGATCGAAACTGGAGAACGTTGTCGATCCTGATGTCATCCCACACGCTTGAAGCGTATTGGCGCCAAATCCATTGGCTGTACTGGTTTTTTTTCTGATCGCCCTTCATCCCTCTGAATCCAATCAAATCAGATGGAATCGACCGCTCACCGCTGTAATGCATCAAGCCGGTCTCATGCACAACTGGCACAGGGTTTTCACCCTTGCGGCGAAACATCAGCAGATAATCAGCGTTTGCGATGCTGTTGCGCGTGGAGTCCTCGCACAGCGTCTTGTGATGCAAACTCTTCATCATGGTGCGATTGCGAACCATTAACGGCTCCTTCCAGATCACACGCCGGCCGCCATAAACAAATCCTCGGGCCTCGTGTTCACGAATGATGCGACCAGGAAGATCAAACATCGCATCGCAGCCAGCATTGCTGAGCGGAATGTCCATGCAATGCACCGCCGAAATCCTGCCAGGCATCGTTACCCGCTCGATCTCGTCAAGGCAGAAGCCATAGTGCTGGAAGAACTCGTCATAGTTGAGACAATTGGACATGTCGCGTTCATCGCTGCTGTATTGATACAAGCCAGCGAACGGCGGCGAATAAACAGTGAGATGCACAGACGCATCAGGCAGTTGCTGCATCACCTCAATGCAGTCGCCGTTGTAGATGGCAAAATCATTGGTGATGATCTGATCTTTTACAGCCATTTGGGGAGTGCCGGAGTAGTGGTGTAAAGGTTGGAGCGCTCGATCTTGGTGGCATTGTTCATCTGCGCCACCAGCTCTTCAAACATGGCAGACGCACGCTCAGCTTTGCTTCGCATGTTGGTCAGCACTCTGGCTTCGCCGTCTGTGGCGATTACATCCACGATGACCGGATGCTTTTGGCCAAACCGCCAACAGCGGCGGACTGACTGATAGTGCTGCTCATAACTGTGACTGGCAAATGTCACCACATGAGCGCAGTGCTGCCAGTTCAATCCCCAGGCACCGATCTTTGGTTTGATCACCAGCACTCGCTGACGACCATCGCCAAAGGCTTCATACAGTTCCACTTTGCGGTCATCAGGCGTGCGACCTGCGACCTGCGCTGCGCCTGGGATGAGCTGCTCCAGCAGATCGCCTTCGGCATTGGTGTGGCACCAGATCACGGCAGGTTGACCATGATTCACCAGCTGGGCGGCAAACTCGCAACGCTCCTGAATAGTGCGTTTGCGCTCTTCGCGTTCCTCTGCCAATCCGAAGGCCGGCATCGAAAACAGCATCCCCTCTGGAGGGCTGGACGGAGAAATGATGTGATCACGCTCCACCAGCGACGGCAACAAAAAACCGTCATTAGCAAAACCGAGATCAGACGGCATCCGGCAAGCCCTGGCCCAACTGGCGACCCAGCGCCAAAAGTGATCACGGGCATGATGCTTTAGGCGCCATTGGCCAATGGTCTGCGACACCCTAAATGCCAGCTTCTTGTAGTAGTTGGCATTGGCGTTGATCATTGCTTCCGCCGACTGCTGCAAGCGTTCTTCACGCTTCTGGCCCTTGTCGTCCAACTGAGCAAAGAACCGGCGCAGCATGTCGCTGTAGGACAGCTCACCCAGTGCTTCGGATGAGTTGCCGAGTTCGGTGTAGTCGTTCGGGGCGGCTGTTGCGGTGCAGAGCAACCGATACGGCATCTTCGTCATAAAACGGGTGATTGCCTTCCTGGTAGAGCCGTTAAACGACTTCAAGATGCTCGACTCATCGCAGACAACCGCACCAAAATCAGCCGCATCAAACAGGTGGAGCCTGTCGTAGTTGGTAATCACAATCCGCCCCGGCACGCTGCCGTCGCTGGAGCGGTGGCACTCGATACCGAACTTCTCACCCTCGCGGATGGTCTGCGCAGCAACTGCCAGTGGCGTCAAGATCAGCACCGGCTTGCCGGTGTACTGCGCCACGTTCTCAGCCCATGTGAGCTGCATGGCGGTCTTGCCTAAGCCGCAGTCCGCGAAGATCGCCGCACGGCCTTTGCGGACAGCCCACTCAACAAGCGACTGCTGGAAATCAAACAACTGCGGCGGCATAAACACAGGCTCAAAGCCGTGCGCCGCTCCATCGTGCGTCTTCTGATCTAGGAAGTCTTGGTAGGTCATAGCCAGTGTCAGGCCTTGCCACCGTAGACTAACCGTATACGCTTGTCAAGCCAGCCCGCCATCCAATGCCACTAGCTCGACCAATCCCGTTGCGCCTTGCGCCAAACCAGCTGAAGTGGCTGGACTCCTGGCGTGGTGACACCATCTCCCGCAGTGCTGCGATCCGGCTGCTACTCGATCAGTCGATCCGCTTTCATCGTGATGGCGTGCTTCCGGCCACGGCAACGAGTGAGCAGGCATGAAGGAGATCGACTTTGACGAGGCGCGGCGGTTCATCGCCGTGCTCGGGAAGCCTGCTGGTGCTATCAGGCTGCGGGCTTTCCTCCACGCCGACCACCCAGGCAAGGCAACTGACAAAGGCCGGAAAGGTGGCAGCAGCAAGCGGCTGATCACTGAATGGCAGTCCGAAGGCCGAGGCGTTTATGTCGTCATCAACGATGGCGGCGACACCAACGCCGAAATCACGACTTGCCGCGCTTTCTTCGCCGAATGGGACGACCGTCCCAAGGACTGGCAGCTCACCGCATGGCAGGACCTCAAGCTGCCAGAACCCACGATTCAAGTCGACACCGGCGGCAAGTCGATCCATAACTACTGGGTGCTGACCGATCCGATCACGCCTGCCCATTGGGAGCTGGTGCAGGCTCGCCTGCTCGACTACTGCGATGCAGACCGCAGCATCAAGAACGCCGCACGCGTCATGCGGCTGCCGGGCACCTACCACGCTGGAGCAGACGGCAGCCTAGGTGAGCAGTGCCGCATTGTGTCATGCAGTGGCACCCACTACGCTGTCGCCGACATTGAGTCAGCCTTGCCGTCTGAGGCTTACTACCAACACGAAGCACCAGCCCGCAGACACACCGAACACACCGAGCGCGGCATTGAGGAGATCCGCCAGGCGCTGGCGGCCATCCCACCACGGCAGCCCGGTACCGGCACCTACCACATTTACCGGAACATCTTCTGGGGCCTGATCCAAGCCTGTGGCAATGTCGATCAGGCCATCAGCCTGATGCAGCAGCACAGCCCGCAATGGCAAGGCCTGGAGCAGATCGCCGCATCCGGTGGTGATCGCATCGGTGCTGGCACTTTCTGGTACTGGGCGCGGCACCACGGCTGGCAGCCGCCGACGCCTGCACGCCGTCAGCCGCGGCAACCCGAGGCGGCAAGCCCTGATGCCATCAACTGCCAGCTCTACAACAAGACCGATACCGAATGGCTCGATATGGCCGTTCGCTACGTCTTCGACTACCCGAGCACCCGCTGGATCTGCGTTGATGGTGTCCTGCATCGCTGGTGCGGCACTCATTACCAACCGACCACCGATGAGGAACTGGCGCCATCCATCGCTCGGCTGTTGTCCATGCTCTATGTGGTGGATGCCCGCAGCGGCGAGAAATGCCACCCATGGAAGCGCCCGAAATACGTCGATGAAGCCCTGTCGTGGATGCGGCGCCTACTGGAGCCCGTTGCAGTCAACCCATCCAATGCCATCAATTGCGCCAATGGCGTGATCTCGTGGTCCTGGGCTGGCAAGAAACTTGACATCACCTTCGAGCCGCACACGGCAGACCGCGCCTTCACATACGTCACCGCCTACAACTACGATCCTGCCGCCAACTCACAACACCTCTGGCGGTTGCTCGAAGCGGTAGAGCCTGGCGACCGCGATACCCTGCAACGCATCCTCGGCAGCGGTCTTGACCTGTCCAAATACCGCGCCACTCGTGGCAGGCCGCGTGCTGTGCTGATGATCGGTGCTGGCTCCAATGGCAAGGACACCATCCGCACCGCACTGCGCGACACGCTCGGCAGCCGGAACTTCACCTCTTGCACCCTGGCCGACTTCCGCCAGTACGACCAAGGCCGGAAGTTTCCCATTGCTCCGCTGCGGGATGCCTCGGTCAACTGGTCGAGTGAGAATAGCCAGTTTGTCCACATTGACAACTTGCAGTCACTCAAGGCCGCAATCAGTGGTGAGGAATTGTCCTATGAGTTGAAAGGTGTGCAGGAGTCGCAGTTTGTCCCGTCCGCCCTGTTTGTCTTCAACCTGAACAAAGATCCATCGCTCTCCGGCGATCAGGTGGCCATCGAGACACGGTTCCACGTGTTCCGGTTCTCCAAGACATTCATGGCAACACCAACCGAGGCCAGCCACATTCAAGCCGATCCGCGGCTAAAGGATGACCCATCATTCATCCAGCAGCAGATATGCCCAGCATTCCTGAATTGGCTGCTTGAAGGTATGGCGCTCAGCATGAGCGATGGCATCGACTACAGCTCAGGCAGGCAGGCCATGGAGGATGTCCGCCGCGCCAGCTGCCACCTATGGGAGTTCTGCGATGCGGTTGGACTGACGTATGAGGAAGGCTCTCAGGTTGCGGTCAAACGTGTCTGGGATGCACTGCTTGGCTGGTACCGGGAGGAGGGTTACCTGGACGACCGAGACCGGTGGTTGGTCGATCCGCCAGCTGATCGCACGGTCAAGGCAGCGAGGCTTCTGGTGCCTGCGTTGCGGCAGATCTTCCCGAAACTTGCGTCCGCCAGGGTCGGCAAGAGTCGAGACCGTTTGCTTATGGGTCTCAGGCTGGACGCATGGTGAGGCAGTTGGCGGACGCAACTTGCGTCCGCTGCCACCCTTGGCGGACGCAAAGGCGGACGCAAACTCCCTTGGTATGACTGTCTTTTTCTTAGGCGGACGCAAATAGGGGTATATAAACGCCTATAGAAAATGGACAGATATGTAACAGGGTGAACATGTGCTTACATAGGGGGGGGGGTAGGAAAAGGCCGATTTTGCGTCCGCCTAGTGTTTGCAAGGGGTTTGGCGTCCGCCTAACTGCAACTTGCGTCCGCCTTCGCCCAAAACCCAGTCACTGACTCAATTTTTGCGTCCGCTCTCAAAATGCAAGAAGTCAAGGTCCGTTTTCAGCCGTCAGACATCGCAGCCCTGGACCAACAGGCGGCAGCTGCGGCGACCACCAGAGCACAGCTCATTCGTAACAGGGCGTTAAGCCCTGCATTGCCACGGCTCACCGTCTCCGACTACCATCGCCTCGTGTCTGATGCCACCACCTACATGCGTGGTGATCTGTCGCACCGACACGTTGAGCATCTCGTTGCGTATGTCATCACAAGACTCGATCAGCATTCCCGCCAAGCAGTCGCCGGTGATCAACCGGCTTCATGAATCCATCACCCAGGCATTGGCTTACGCCCATGCCATCCGCGACAACGCACAGGACGACAGCCAGCCGATCCCGTTGGAACTCGTTGGTTCGTTTCAAGTTGATTGCGACGCCATCATCAACGCCTTATCCGAAGCTGCTGCACAATGAAATTCACCTGCTCACAGGCCGACCTGTCCCATGCTCTCCGCGCTGTATCCCGCGCTGTAGGCACCGGGCGCTCTGGCCATCCGATCCTTGCTGGCGTACTCCTCGCTGCTGATGCCGGCGCCGTACGCATCACCGCTTACGACCTCGACCTTGGCATCAGCACCGCCATCACCGCTGCTGTAAACACCGCTGGCGCTTGCGTGGTACCCCATCGGCTCCTGGCGGACATCACAGGCCGTCTGGACGCTTCTGAGGCGCTGTCGCTGGCTGTGGACGGTACACGCATCACGCTGACCGCTGCAGGCGGCTCCTACAGCCTCTCCGTGGCCTCTGCGGAGGATTTTCCTGCATTGCCCGTGGTGGATGCTGCTGCAGGCGCTGCTGTGGACCTCACAGCGCCATTGGCGGCCGTATTGCCTGCTGCTGCCACCGACGCGTCTAAGCAGCTGCTGACCGGCGTGCACGTCACCATCGCAAGCGGTGCCTTGCGCCTTGAGGCCACAGACGGCCATCGACTTGCCGTGCGTACCGCCGACACCGATGCCGCAGACCTCGACCTCGTGTTACCCGCTCGCACCCTGCAGCAGATCCGTCAGCCGGCCACCATCACCGCAGACAAGCATCAGGCCGCTATCGCCCTTGCTGATGGCACCATGATCGTCTCGCGGTTGCTGGATGGCATCTACCCCAACGTGCAAGCGCTGGTACCCGCCAGCTACGAGCACACGGCTACCGTTAGCCGCCTTGCCATGCTGGCTGCACTTGAGCGCGTAGCCGTCATTGCCGACAGCCACAACAGCGTCGTCAAGCTCACCACCAAAGCCAAGCGACTCACCATTGCCGCCGAGGCCGAAGCCAACAGCGGCTCAGAGTCCATTGCCATGGATGGCACGCTGCCCACGCTTGCCTTCAACGTGCATTACCTCATTGATGCCTTTAAGCATCTCGACGGTGATACTGCTACTATCAGCGGCAACACCTCAACTACCCCTGTAGTATTTGAGCCTGGTCTTACACTGGTAATGCCAGTTCAGGTACGCTGATCACATGGCACGGTCAAAGACCAAAGAGAAAACCCACTACACTCACGAAGAGCTGTTGTGCATTTGGTCTGAATTGGCCGAGATAGTAGCTGCTGGCTCGAACGGCATATCAATCCCAAAGCTCATTATTGAAAAATGGGGGGTGTGCCGTCCAACCGCAGATAAGTGGTACGACTGCGCCAAACAGTTGTTGTATCAAACGTGGGACAAGTCAACGCTGGCCGAAATGAAGGCAAAGCGACTGCAAACGCTAGAGATGACAATTGAACGCGGAATGAGAACCAACCAGCTTGGTTCCGTTATCGGCGCAGTACGACTGCAAGCTGAAATGCTTGGTCTTGTTGGCAAGTGAGCTGCATTGAAGCTGATCTGCTTTTGCGATCAGCATTGCAATTGGATGAATCCAACGAGCTGGATTTAGCCGAGCGCCTAGCCACCATCCGCGCAGACCTGCACCCTGGGCAGCTTGCGTTTGTGGATGACACCGCAACGCAGATTCTTGGTATCTCTGCCGGGTATGGCGCCGGCAAGACCAGGGCGCTATGCGCCAAGGCGGTGATGCTGGCCGCGGCCAATCAAGGCTTTATCGGCGCCGTGATGGAGCCCACAGGCCCACTGATCCGTGACATCTGGCAGAACGACTTTGATGATTTCCTGGAGGCGTATGACATCCCGTACACCTTCAGAGCATCACCGCTGCCGGAGTACACGCTGCATTTACCGCAGGGTGACACCAAGATCCTTTGCCGGTCGTTTGAAAACTGGTCACGGATTATCGGCCTGAACCTTGCATGGGTGCTAGCTGACGAGATCGATACGGTGACGCCAAGTATTGCCAACAAGGCATTCCCAAAGATCCTTGGTCGCTTGCGCTCGGGCAATGTCCGGCAGTTTGCCGCGGCCAGCACACCAGAGGGTTTCCGTTGGATGTGGAACACGTTTGGCAGTGATGATGCCAAGGCGCGCGCAGACCGGCATCTGATCAAGATGCGCACCGTGGACAACCCACACTTGCCGCCGGATTTCATCGAGCGGCTGCAGGCCAACTACGACCCAAGCCTGCTCAAGGCGTATCTAGACGGCGAATTCGTCAACCTCACCACTGGCCAGGTGTATGACCGCTTTGATCGCAGCAAACATGTCTTGGCAACCATGCCAGGCATCAGCGAAGAGCCGCTCAGGGTTGGCGTTGACTTTAACGTCGGCAACATGTCAGCCGTTATTGCTATCCGGCAGGGCAGCAGCCTGCTAGTGGTAGATGAGATCTCAGGTGCGCATGACACCGACGCCCTAGCGCAGTCGATTAAATCCAGATACCCAGCGCATCGCATCTATGTTTACCCTGATGCCAGCGGCGGCAACCGCAGCACCAATGCTGCACAAACAGACATCCAGATCCTTGAGTCGTATGGCATGTCAAACCAATCTCCGCGCAGCAATCCTCCCGTCCGTGATCGCGTGGCTGCTGTTCAAGCTTTGCTGGAAAACGGCAAAGGCCAAGTCCGGCTGCAAATAGCAAGCGGCTGCCGCAAGGTGATCGAGTGCCTTGAGTTGCAGTCCTACAACGAAAAAGGCGAACCTGACAAGGATGCAGGCTACGACCACATGAACGATGCGCTTGGGTACATCATCTGGCGTGAGTTCAACCCATTGCACGCAGGTGCTGGCCGCAGCACTGGCATCAGGCTATATTAAATCCGCCATCCATTTACTGCACTCATGCTGACCGGCGCTGAACTACTGTCGAAAGTCAAAAAATTTGGGCACCTGAACAAGACCGAGCTGGTCCGTGAATGCGGCTACGTCATCAAGGATCGCGTGGCATTCACGCAGTTCTATGAAGCGCTGCTGGAAGCCAAAGGCGTTGACCTAGGCAGCAAGACAGCAAAGCGCGGCCGCGGCCTGACCTACAAGGCAAAGGTGCAATTCAACGGCAAGCTGCAGATTGGTGACGGCTACCTGCGCGAGATGGGTTACGAGCCCGGCGCTGAGTTTGACATCAAGATTGGCCGCAATAGCATCACGCTGATTGCCGCTTAAACTGTATTCATGACTGCGCCGCTGTAATGGTCTATTCCGGCTTTAACCACTACGACCGGCCTACGGCAGAGCGTAAGGTCACCCGTGTGCAGGATGCAAACTCTGCGTGGTACGCGCAAGAGCCACATTGGGTGCTGATTGAAGACTTGCTGGGCGGGACTTATGGGATGCGGCGGGAGCACCGTCGCTACCTGCCGCAAGAGCCACGCGAGCAGGATGAGTCTTACGACAACCGCCTTGCCCGCAGTGTGGTGCCGCCGTACTACCAACGCCTTGAGCGCTTGCTGGCTGGGATGCTGACCCGCAAGCCGGTGCGGTTGATCGATACATCAGACACCATCCGTGAGCAGCTGTTTGACGTAGACCTCAACGGCAACGACCTCAACGTGTGGACCTATGAGACCGCACGCAAAATGGTGCGTTACGGCCACATCGGCACGCTGGTAGATGCACCTGCTGACGGCGGCAGGCCGTATTGGGTGACCTACACTCCACGCGACATCCTCGGTTGGCGCACTGAGGCCAAGGAAGGCAAGCAGCAGCTGACCATGCTGCGCCTGCAGGAGCTGGCCAGCGTGCCTGATGGTGAGTACGGCGAGAAGGTGGTGCAGCAGGTGCGTGTATTAACGCCTGGCGAGTATCAGATCCACCAGAAGGATGACAAGGGCGACTTTCGCATCGTGGACGAAGGTCGCACCAGCCTGAGTGAGATCCCGTTCAGCGTTGCCTACGCCAACCGCGTGGGATTTATGGAATCACGGCCGCCGCTGGAGGATATTGCCGAGCTGAATCTGAAGACCTATCAGATCCAGTCTGATTTAGATAACCAGTTGCACATCTCAGCGGTGCCGATGCTGGCGTTTTATGGATTCCCAAGCAGCGCCGAAGAGGTATCAGCTGGGCCTGGGGAAGCCATTGCATTCCCTGCAGAAGGCCGCGCTGAGTACATCGAACCCGGCGGTACCAGCTTTCAGTATCAATTCCAGCGGCTAGAGCAACTTGCATTGCAGATCAACGAGCTTGGCCTGTCAGCAGTGCTAGGCCAGAAGTTGACCGCTGAAACCGCTGAAGCAAAGCGCATCAATCGCAGTCAAGGTGACAGCACCATGATGGTGATTGCTCAAAATATGCAGGATATGATCGACAATTGTTTGCAGTTCCATGCGCAGTACCTCGGCCAGAATGAAGCCGCCGGCAGCTGCCATGTGAACCGCGACTTTATGGGTATCCGGCTTGACACGCAGGAAATCACCAGTCTGCGGGAGCTTTACACTGCTGGCACCATCACCCAAGAAACCCTGCTGCAGCAACTGGCTGATGGCGAGGTCTTGGGCGATGATTTCGACGTTGAACAAGAACTGGAGGCCACGGCTAATGCGGGAATGGACCTACAACCTGCTGGACAGGCTGACCGACTGGCTAGTGGATCTAATGATAATGATGGAACCGAAGAGGCCACGCCGCCAGGAGCTTGATTATCACGTCAGTGTGCTGCCAGATGAGATCTTGGCCATCATCCGCATTAGCTGGTACAAGGATGGCAAGCCCGATGCAGTGGACGAGGTGGTGCTAATGGAAGACGGCCAAAATGGATATGACGCATTTGCGGAAGTCGTGACTAGTGCGCTGCATCGCGGCGCCAATTTAAGCATTCGCTCTGGCTATAGAGCAGCAGACTTGGGCATCATGCAATGACGACACCAGCCAGGCTATACCGCAACGCGATTGACCTGAATCGCTACAGCAATAGCGTGGCTCGGCGTGTCATCAATGCATATAACGACATCATCATCGACGCAGTTAATCAACTGCGTACCATTGATGATTTGGCAGCGCCGGTCAAAGCTGCTAGGTTGCGCGCCATCTTGGCGCAACTCAAGGATTCACTGGCCGGCTGGGCTGGTGATGCAACAGAGCTAACAGCCACAGAGCTGCAAGGATTGGCCGAGCTGCAGTCTGAATTTGTAGCCGAAGAGCTACGCAAGGCGCTGCCAGCTGGTGCGCGCACGGCGGTCAATACCGTGGAAATCAGCCCGCAGTTTGCGCAGTCAGTCGTAACTACTGATCCGACGCAGCTCAATGTAGTCGCGTTATCGGACGATTTATTCGCAGCAGTGCAAGGCGCACCGCAGACATTCAGCCTCACTGCTGCACAGGGTGCAACCATCACGCTGCCTAATGGCGAGGTAGTCAGCAAAGCATTCCGTGGCATTGCCGTTGATCAGGCTGAGCGTTTTTCGCAGGTGGTGCGGCAAGGATTGCTAACGGGTGAAACCACGCCAGATATTGCCAAGCGGTTAATCGGCAGCCTGCAATTTGGCGAGCAAGCTAAAACTGTTGGGCAGCTTGTGGCAGCAGGTGGCCAGGCGACTGCCGTGGCAGACAACCAAGTAATGGCCCTAGTGCGCACCAGCATCAATCAAGTGGCCAACAGCGCAAGCCAGCAGGTGTACGAGGCCAATCAAGACATTACCAAGAAATATCGCTATGTCGCCACGCTTGATACCCGCACCAGCGCCATCTGCCGTGCATTAGATGGCCGTGAGTTTGAATACGGCGAAGGGCCAATGCCGCCACAGCATTTCAACTGCCGCTCGACGACTGTACCCATCATCGATTCCGACATCCTACCGCCGTCTACTACCGCAACCCGCGCTAGCAAGGATGGCCAGGTGCCGGTCAATCAAAGCTATGGCGAGTGGCTAGCCAAGCAGCCACGCAGCGTGCAGGCTGAGGCGCTGGGGCCAGAGAAGGTGCCGTACTTCAACCGGCTTGCCAATAAGTACGGCCCACGCGATGCAATTGCAAAGCTAGTGCGTGACGATGGCTCAGAGGTAACCTTAGAGCAGCTCCGCAAACGATATGGACCTGCCAAGCCTTAGGCATTTTCAAAATGGCTTGATCGTCAGTGATCCTGTCGAAGCCCTTATTGACGGCAATTGGATTGCTGCAGTGCTATGCCAGCGTGATGACGGCAGCCAGTACTGGGCAACGCTTGACATGGCTAAACTTGCATCAGTAACTGAGTGGCGCGATGCCGTTAAAGAAGGGCAAGTCACAGGCTGCAGTATCAGCCAACATCAAGACCGAGATGAAAAAGGGCAAACCGCAAAAGCAAGCCGTGGCAATCGCGCTGTCAAAAGCCGGAAAAGCAAGGAAGCGTAAGTGATGGCTAAGAAACCTGGGCTTTACGCCAACATCAATGCCAAGCGCGAGCGCATTGAGCGTGGCAGCAATGAACGCATGGCACGCAAGGGTGAAGAGGGCAGGCCATCTGCTGCTGCATTTAAGGCTGCAGCTAAGACTGCCAAGAAACGCAAGCGCAAAGGCGTAAAGTAGGAGCGCACTCTATCCCTGCGGGATACGCATG